ATCGAGCTGACCACACCCGAGGTCATGCCTTGCATTGAGCCGCCGAAAGACTGGACATCCGTGTCCGAGGGTGGATGGCACACCGAGGAAATGCGCCGGGCATACCCGTTTGTGGTCCGGGCGTCCCCGCGCCAGCGCCAGCACTTCAAAGACAATGACATGAGCGTCGAATTCACGGCGGTCAACAAGTTGCAGAAGACCGCATGGCAGGTCAATGGCCGTCTGCTCGAAGCCATGCTGTCCGTGGCGCGCCACTTCGACATGGACGAGGTTATCGGGCAGGCAGAGTTCCCCGCACCGGAGCGCCCTATGTTCCTTGACGAGATCAAGGACAAGGCAGACATGACTCCCGAGCAGGAGATCATCTTCACGCAGTGGAAACGGGAGCGCGCCGAGTGGCACGTCCAGATGAAGCTGCGCGGCACGAAGTGGGGCCGCTTCTTCACCGCTACCCGCATGGCCCGCAAGTTCAAGGAATTCAATGCGATCTACTTCACCTACTTCATCGACTTCCGTGGCCGCAAGTACGCCCTCACCACGGGTATCTCCCCGCAGGGCAGCGACATGCAGAAGTCTCTTCTCCGCTTTGCTCAAGGCAAACCACTCTCTTCTCCAGAAGCAGAGGAATGGTTTCTCTGCGCTGGTGCAAACCGCTTCGGGGTCGATAAAGTCAGCCTCGCTGATCGGGTACGTTGGGTCAAGGAACACCACGAGCAGATCATTGGCTTTGCTGCTGACCCAATCACGAACAATTCATGGCGGGAGGCCGATAGTCCGTTCCAGTTCCTCGCGTGGTGTTTCGAGTATGCAGATTACGTGGCCCTGGGCATTGAGCGCTTCGTCTCCTACCTACCTATCGGGATGGATGGATCGTGTAACGGCCTCCAGAATTTCTCCGCGATGCTTCGGGATGAAGTCGGTGGACTGGCAACCAACCTTATTCCGGGACCCTTACCCCAGGACATATACGCTAGAGTTGCAGCCGTCACGATGGCTTCCCTCGCTGCTGGAAGAAGCAAGGATGATCCAGAAGCAGCGGACAAGTACAAGCCTCGCTGGGTAGCACATGGTATTAACCGGAGCTTGGTCAAGCGGAGCGTAATGACACTGCCTTATGGCAGCACTCGATTCTCCTGTGCCGACTTCATCGTTGGTGATTACATGAAGCAGGGTAAGGTACCTGTGTTTGCCAAGTTCGAGTATGGTCCCGCAGCTACCTTCCTATCCCACCATGTGTGGGATTCGATTGGTCAGGTTGTCGTCAAGGCTCGTGAGGCTATGGACTGGTTGCAGAAGTGCGCAGGGGTTCTCATTAAGAAGGGGGAGACTTCTATCAGTTGGGTTAGTCCTAGTGGCTTCCCTGCTATCCAGTCGTATTATAAGACTGAGGTGCATCGTATCAATACTATGCTGTGTGGTGGCACCAAGCTTCGGTTGCCTTCTGAGACTGATGAGCCTGATCTGCATCGTCATAAGAATGGGATTGCTCCTAACTTCATTCACAGTATGGATGCTGCACACCTGACCCTCACTGTCGCTGCCTGTGCTTCGCCTTCCTCTCGGATAGATGCGCTGGCAATGATTCACGATGATTATGGCACACACGCTGCTGATTGTCCTGAGCTTGCCCGCATCTTGCGTGAGGTATTCATCAAGATGTACACCGACCACGACCCGCTACAAGAGCTGGTTGACCGGTATCCGTGCCTGCCGCCGCCGCCGAAGCGCGGCACCCTGGTGCTGGAAGATGTGATGAACTCAGTTTATTTCTTCCGGTAAACATTGTATTGTTCCATATACGGTACTGAAAGCCCTTGGTACTTTTGGTACCCTATATGGAACAGAAAACGTGGAGTCCCAAATGACTGAAAAAACTACCAATGTTGAGCACATCCGACGCTTGACCGATGAAGACTACGCGCAGTTGGAGAAGGCCATCCCCGGCTATGGCGGGCCTGTTGTGCTACAAGGCACGACTGAGCTTCAGGCTGGCTATATGCTCGGCGTTCAGGCTGTGCTTGCCAAGCTGCGGGAAGGCTATGTCGTCCGTTCCAGTTAAGCAATACCCATTCACTGACCCCGAGGCCCAGCTAATCTCGGGTGTCTTGAGGACATACGCTGATCGCATCGTCCACTACGCTAACAAGCAGTGGTTCAAGGGCGTTGATACAGAGTTCGTCCTCGCCCAAATACTAGGCGGGCATGTCCATGCCGCGCTGCTGCCACACTACCTCGTCGTGTTCGACCTGGGTAACGTGTGGTACAACAAGACCCTGCTGTGCGTCGAAGAAAAGCTAGTCCTCGCCGTATCCCCAGGTGGGCAACTCCGTGAGGTGACAGACTTCCTCGAATACATAGCTAGGGTGAACGGTGCGAATTTCGTTGGTGTGGGTACAGCCCTCGCCCATGATGATCGCGCCCTTTCCCGCATGTACTCACGCCTTGGCTACCAGCCCAGCGGAGTCCAACTCACCAAACGCATATAGGAGCTACCATGGGCGGAGCATTCAAGTCCGTAACGAACCCCTTTACGAAGCTGATCGGCTTCGATCAGACCGCCATCGCAGAAGCCGCCAACCAGCAGGCCGAGGCCACCCGACAGGCTGCGCAGAACACCGCCAATGCCAATCGAGAGACCGCGGTGCAGGCGCAGCGCACGATGGAAACTCAGCTGGCACAGCAGAAAGCTGCTGACGCCGCATCCGAAGTCCTCAACACGCCGGTCGGCCAAGCCGAGGTCAGCGTGGGTGAAGCGAACACCGGTATCGATGACACCACCGGCAAGCGCATCAAGCCCCGTGACGCCTTCAGCCAAGCAGGCATCAAGATTTAATGCGACACTCCACTGCCTCCGGGCGGTGGACCCAGCTCAATGGCACGCGGCAGGGTTTGATTACCCGCTGCGAGGGCTACTCCGGCCTTACCATTCGCAAGCTGTGTCTCCCTGACGGATACGACCAGAACTCAAGCGACCTGCAACACGACTGGCAATCGGTCGGAGCGCAGGCAGTCAACCACCTAGCCAACAAAATGATGTTGGCACTATTCGCACCATCCCGCCCGTTCTTCAAACTGGACCCCACGCCAGAACTGAAGAAAGACCTGGAGGCAGTCAACTCCAGTGCGTCCGACTTGACCGACGCCCTCGCTGAAGGCGAGCGTCAGGCCATCCGAGAGTTGGACCAGACATCATCCCGACCAAAGCTGTACGAAGTCCTGAAGCACCTCATTGTCACCGGCAACGTCCTGCTCTGCCTCAACGACGACATGCGCGTCATGGGCATCAAGACCTTCTGCGTCAAGCGCAATGCTGAGGGCAAGGTCATGGAAATTCTCATCCGGGAAAAGCTATGCTTCGATGAGCTGGACCCGAAAGCCCAGGCCGAAGTAGGCCCGTGGACGAGCGCCGCAAGTCAGCCGGACCATAAGGTCTGCCTGTTCAAGTGGTTCCGCCGCCAGCCTAATGGCAAGTTCCTGATGGACACCTGGGTCGATGACCGCAAGCTGTCCCGTGACTTCTCGGGCGCATGGCCGGAAGAGAAGCTGCCGTACCGCGTCCTGACCTGGGACTTGGCGGACGACAGCGACTACGGCACCGGCCTTGTTGAAGACTACAGCGGCGACTTCCAAGCGCTCTCCGCGCTCTCCGAAGCAGAGATCACTGCCGCTATTCTGGCCTCCGAGTACCGCTGGCTGGTGAACCCGGCTGGCATGACCAAGGCCGAGGACTTCGCCAACGCATCCAACGGTGCGGCGATTCCCGGCCAGGAGAAGGACATCACCATTGTCCAGGCCAACAAGAGCGGCGACCTGCAAACGATTGGTGTCATCGGTGAGAAGTACATCCGCCGCATCGGCCAGGGCTTCCTGCTAGGCTCCGCTGTCACGCGGGAAGCTGAACGGGTCACTGCGCTGGAAATCCAGATGCAGGCCCAGGAACTGGAGACTTCGCTGGGCGGTGCCTACTCGCGCATCGCCGTCGATCTCCAGAAGCCCATTGCATTCTGGTTGCTCCACCGGATCAAGTTCACGTACAACGGCAAGCAGCTCGTCCCTATCATCATCACGGGTCTGGATGCACTGTCTCGCAACGGGGACTTAGACGCCCTTCGGCTGTTCCTCGCTGACGTAGCACAAGTCACCTCCCTGCCGCCGCAGGTAGCCGCCTACCTGAAGAAGACCGCGATCTTCTCCGCGATGGCTGCTGGCCGTGGCCTCAAGGCGTCCGACTTCGTGTACACGGAAGAGGAAGTGCAGCAGGCCCAGCAAGAACAGCAGCAACAAGCCATGCAGCAGCAAGCCGCCCAACTTGGGATGGAAGCTGCCGTCAACCAACAAGCACAAGGACAAGCACAATGAGCACTGAAGCAACCGAAGTAGCAGGCCAGGAGGCCGCACAAGCCGCAGCAGCCGCTGCCGCCGCCAAGCCTGCACCGGCTGCGGCATCTGCCGACCCCGCGAATCCCAACCCCAATCCTGCGGCCACTGGTGACGAGATCACCCCCGTCGAGTACGCGCCCATCGAAGACGATCCGGGCTTGACGATGGCCTTGCAGTTCATCGGGCGCATGGGTATCGCCCATGACTCGCCGGAGCTGCAAGCCGCACTGAAGGGCGACTTCGGCTTCCTCGAAGCCAAGCTCGCAAGCCTGGGTTCCAAGGCCCAGGGCTGGGAGCAGTACCTGAAGCTGGGCAAGGACAGCTACAACAAGCACGTCGAGTCCACCGCCAAGTCGCAGGAAGCCACCCGCGCTGCCGTTGAGCAGGTTGCCGGTGGCCCTGAACAATGGAAGGCCGTCGAGGATTGGGCGCGCTCCAATGCCGACGAGGCCGAGAAGGCTGAGTTGAACAAGGCTTTCCAGGCCGGTGGCCTCCAGGCCAAGATGGCCGCAAATTACCTCTGCTCCCTCTACGCTGCCGCCAGTGGCACCGTGGTCGAGCCGAAGAACGCCGCAGCTCCGAATGTCCCCGCCAACGGTGGCGGATTCGGCGCGGGGGCACCCCTGTCGCCTGCGCAGTTCCAGCAGGCAGTGGCTCAACTGACCCGCACCAAGGGCATGGCCGCAATGAACGGGCCGGAGTATGACGCCCTCGTCTCTCGCCGCCAAGCGTTTCGCGGCTAACACAACCAAGAAGGAGTAGTACCTTATGTCTCTCGACAGTTTCGTCGTACAAACCCCCAATAAGGGCGTCGGTTCAACTACCGATAACCTGATCGTTGAGCAGTTCACTGGCATGGTGCAGGGTACCCTGGATCGCATGTCGGCCTATGAGGGTCTGGTGGACTTCAAGAAGATCAGCGGCACCGACACCATCACCTCGAACGCCATCGGCGAATCGACCATCGGCAAGCTGCAAGCCGGTGTGACCCCGAACGGTACCACCAACCAGTACGGCAAGATCAAGCTGACCGTGGACACCCCGCTGTTTGCTCGTGCCACCTTCACCCTGATCGACGTGTGGCGCACCTCGTTCGACGCGCGCAAGGCCGTCGCACTGGAGCAAGGCAAAAAGCTGGCGAAGCAGCGTGATCTGGCGATCTCAACCATCGCCGTCAAGGCTGGTCTCGCCACCCAATCGGCCTACGCCAACGGCGTCAACGGCGCTCCCGCCGGTCACTTCGGTGGCTCGCAAGTTGCCCTGGGTTCCTCGGGTGCCAAGTCCGACCCGGCTGCGCTGTACGCCTCCATCGCTGCCCTGTTTACTCAGATGGAGCTGAAGGACGTGGACCCGCGTAACGATGGCGTGATCCTGACCATGGGTCCGGCAGAGTTCTACACCCTGGCCCAAGCCGAACAGCTCATCAACACCACCTACACCACTGCCGAAGGCAACTCGCTCCAGAACACCTGGGTGCTGAAGGCATACGGCGTGCCGGTCGTGTCGAGCAACAACTTCGTCGGTGGCAAGACCATCACCGGCTCTCTGCTGTCCAACACCGCCAACGGCAACGCTTTCGACGGCGACTTCTCCAAGGTCGTCATGGCCGCGTTCTCGCCGCAGGCTCTGCTGGCCGCTGAACTGGAGTCGCTGCAATCGGACGTGTTCTTCGATAAGGTCTCGAAGCACTGGTTCGCGGATTCGTGGCAAGCCTACGGTCTGACGAACGACCGCAACGAGTATTCCGGCGTCGTCGTCCTGCCGTAATACACCACAACCAACTGGCCTCACCTTCGGGTGGGGCCTTTTGCGGGAGATACTATGCCGTTCCTTACTGAACTGGATGTCGTCAATGAGTGCTTGGGCACCATGGGCGAGCTGCCGCAGAACGCACTGGATGATGACCATGACCTGATTGCCGCCGCCCGGCGTGCCTTCAAGACCGTGAACCTGCGCGAGCAGGCGCGAGAGTGGTGGTACAACTCGGAGACTGTGACGTTGCAGCGTGATTCTGACAACTACGTCTTCGTCCCCGGCGATGCCATCCGCTGCGATCCGCAAGACCCGTACAAGCATTTGGTGCAACGCGGCCGACGCATGTACGATCCGACCAAAGCAACCTACAAGCTCGATGTCTCCTCGCTGCCGGTGTACCTCGTGCGACTCGTGGACTTCGAAGACCTGCCGCCTAGCGCGCAGATTGTCGTATCCATTGCGACTCAGCTCAAGTTCATGGCTTCCTATGACTCCGATCAGGTGAAGTACCGACAGCTCGTAGCCGACTACCAGGAAGCCTACACCATCATGAACGCGGAGCATATCCGTAACAGCGATACCAACATGCTCAACAACCCAAGCGTCCGTATCAAGCTTCTGCAAATCCGGGGCTACCGTGGGCGAGGATTGGGTACGCCTACCTACATAGGAGATTAACACATGACCCGAGTATCGGATTCATACGCAAGCGTAGTACGTGGTGTCTCTGAGCAGGTGCCACAGGACCGGCACTCGGGACAGGTGTACGCGCAAGACAACCTGATCCCCGACCCGGTGCGGGGCTTGGCTCGCCGCCACGGCTCCCGCTGCCTGGACGAGAAGCAGCAAGACACTTATGACGCCGCGCGCTGGCTAAATGCGCTGGCGGACACCGCAGGCCACAAGGTCTTCCCCTTCCAGTGTCAAGGAAAAGAATATGACCTGATCTATCGGGCTAGCGCGGTAGCAGCCTCCGGGCTTGACAGCTACTTCATGTGGTGCTTTGACCGCACCAACAACAAATTCATCCCTGTTGTGTCCAGCACGGACACCCTGATGACCGCTCTCCGCAGCGGCGGGGTATCGGCGCTGGTCAACCTGGGGCGCTTTGTCATGGTCGCTGGTAACACCGTGGTCCCCACGTTCACAGGTGTGGACTCCTGGCAGGCTACCAAAGAACTCATGGCCGCGTGGGTGCGCGGCGGCGCGTACTCGCGCACCTACATTTTGCAGATGACTCTCGCCAATGGTGCGATCATTTCTGCGACTTACACCACACCCTCCTCGTCGTACCCAGGGACTCTCGACACGAGTGACATCCCGTCCACCGCGACCGACTACACCAAGCAGGTCAACGACCGAGTGAACGCCTACAACAGCGCGGTCACGGCTTGGATCGGCACGGCGGCGGCTGGCATTGTTCCGCGTAACATTGCGGCTAACCTCGCGGCCAACATCAACGTGGTGATGGCAGGTACTGGCATCAGCGCAGCTAGTACAGACTCCACCATTACGATCTCCACAAGCGCTATGGCGAACCCGGTTGTTGAGATCGTGGCGTTTGACGGTGGCGACAACTCTCTGTTCCGTGCCGTGGGTAATGTGATTAGCGCTGCCGACCAAGTGAGCACAATCCACTTCCCAGGCAAGGTGGTGAAGGTCCGCCCGAAGAAGGCGGACGACAGCGACAGCTACTACCTGCGCGCTATCCCTAAAGTCCCTGGGCAGACGGGCT